TCGTTTCGCCGCAAATTTCAGCAAACGATCGTGAGTGACGAAAAATATCGTTGACTCAGTGCGTCAGGTAAGTAGAATGCAACGCATCGAACGGCAGCACTGATTGCCAGACGATAACAAAATCAAGTGATTAACAAAGTTGCTTGATACTGCGGGAATAGCTCAGTTGGTAGAGCACGACCTTGCCAAGGTCGGGGTCGCGAGTTCGAGTCTCGTTTCCCGCTCCAGTTTAAAAGCATTGGCGTAAAGCGGATGCTGGCTGAAAAGCAAAAAAATTTGGCGCGTTAACAAAGCGGTTATGTAGCGGATTGCAAATCCGTCTAGTCCGGTTCGACTCCGGAACGCGCCTCCAATTTTTCCCGAGCCCGGATGGTGGAATCGGTAGACACAAGGGATTTAAAATCCCTCGGCGTTCGCGCTGTGCGGGTTCAAGTCCCGCTCCGGGTACCATACAGAAAAAGCAATAAAATCAATGAAAAGCAGTGTCGTTAAACCGCCTTCGCAGGCGGTTTTTTTATGTGTTCAATTTGTTAAGTGGCGATGAAATGGCGATGGGTTGGCGGCGCTGCTCGTAAAAAAAGCCCGCGGTTTTGACGCCGTGGGCTTTGCTTTTGCTATTTGTTCATGTCCTGAGAAAGGGTGCCTTACGACCGCCACCTTCAACAACCGAATGACGGGGGATTACTCCCCCGTCGCGGTTTCCTTACGGTTCACACCGCAAGAACGCCGCAAACTCCGCACCTCCCAACTTCATACGTAGCTCGCATAGCGAACCGCGTAAAACTGAGAGGGTAAGAATCGCCGCAATCAAAATTGTGACGATCAGTAACGGTTTTTGCGACATAGCGCTTTACTCCTTATCGGAGAGGCGCTAACCTTCTACTTGTCGAAGGTAGATGTGGCTAGAGCCTCGGTTAAACAGAAATGTTTTCCGGGGCTTTCGTCTTTCTGGCCTTTGGCGAACCTCCGACCAGCGTCGAAGGCACCCGCGACTATTTTACTTATTTTTCTTCGTGCTGCACGACTAATCGCTGGTTATTATCGATGTTTACCAGTTCGTCTTTTTCGTCAAGCGTAATGTACATGGCGGCGTCCCCGTTCCTGCAACACACCACATCTTCCTCGCCGGTTCTGCTGACTGACATAATCACACCGCCGCGACCCATGACTTTTAATCCTGACCAGATAAGTGCAATGGCAAGACTGATTCTGTTTGTTACTGATTTTCCGGCAGCGAAATAAATTTTCATTTAATGCCTCTCGTCTGTTTTATCTTCCTGATCGATATCGAGGTTAAGTTGATTGCGGCCCCGGTGACTTTTGGGGAAATCTTCCCACGGGATTGATTTGTCTTCGGTCTTATTTTTTCCGACAAGGCCAATAACGGACTGAAGGGTATAGAAACAGACGCCGCATTCCAGGTTATTACACTGGTAGTAAGTCCGTCTGATGGTTCTTTCCTTGTTTTCCATTCGGCTGGTGCGGGTTCTGGATGATGCGCCACATATCGGACAGGGAAACAAAGGCAGGCCCTCATACTGATAAGTCTGCCGTTTATATTATTCCAGTTATTCCTTTTCTGCTATCCATTCGGGAATTTTTAATTCCAGCTCAAGGTGTGTGGTGAAGCCGTTCTCGTCGATAGTGTGTTCCGCTTTGGCGATGATCCAGTCTTCGTTATCGATATCGGTTTTAAAGCCAGACACGGAGCCGTGCATTTCGGGGTAGAGATCTGCACGGCCACGCGCCAGCGTAATGGAAAACTCCGCCGCGCCGCGCTGTAGCTGCTGCCATTTGGCGGCGGCGGCACGCTTTGCGGCTTCTTCGTTCTGGTAAGTCTTGCGCAGTACATAAACGTTACCGTCTGCGCCTTCCATGTAGTCGCCTTCGCGGCTGCTGCTTTTCTCTTTTTTTGACGTTGCGGGCTTGCGGCGGCGTTTAACGCTGACTTTCTTTTTTTTGCCGAAGTTCAGATCCAGCCAGTACGCCTTTACGCCTGTATAGGCCTGCCTGTCTGAAATGCGGAACCGGTGTCTGTCGCCGTGGCTGCGGGTCAGGGCGAAAGAGGGTAGCGCTTTGCCGTCTGCCGTGACGCCGCCGCCCGGCAGAATGAATAACAGGCTTCCGTTCTTGACTGTGGCGATAGCGCCCAGCATGTCGGCCATGCGGGTGAGAAATGACATATCGCTTTCATCAGTCTGGTCGGCGTGGTCGATTTCGATATCCATCAGCATTTCGCTTATCTGCGCCTTCAGTCCGTAGCGGTGAGCGATGGCAGACACGACGCGCTCGACGGTCACATCATGCCAGGACACTTCACGCTTCACGTTGAACTCAGCGCGAAAATCGGCACTGCTGGCCGTGATATCAAGGCGGTCAGGCGGGCCTTCGTGTGAGATCTCGTCAACGATATAAAGCCCCTTGTAAATCAGGGCTTCACCTTTCCATCCCATCGATACGGCAAGCTTCGTGCCGCGCTTTGGGAGCTGCACTTCGCCGTCAGTATCGTCCACGCTGATAACCACCTGATCGGCTTCAAAACCCCGGTTATCGGCCATTGAGACAGACATTACCCGCCTGTTCAGATCATTCAGTTCGTCCTGGCCTGTGGTGATACTGAAATCCGGCACTTTCACCGCATCATTCAGGGTGTCCATGTAGCTGTTAATTTTTAGTGTGATGGCGTCTGTGGGTGTCATGTTTTCTGGCCCTCCGTTGCCCGAAGGATCACACGTGCGCGCGGGAAGCCGTAACCCTTTTTTGTTGTCGCAGTACGGGAAGAACGCGGGTTTAGTGCTATGGCGGGGAAGATGGCGGATTATCACGGGGAACCTCAACAACCGCAACGGTGGAAAACATGAGTGAACAACGTTTTCACGGTGCGCGCATCAGGGAAAACACTGACCTGGTCACGGCCATTAATGACATTGATTCCAGTGTCATTGGGATTGTTGCCGTGGCTGATGATGCTGATGCGGGTACTTTCCCTTTGAATAAGCCCGTTTTGTTTAACCGGGTTAATGATGTGCTCGGCAAAACCGGTAAAACCGGCACGTTGTATAAATCCCTCAAGGCCATAGCCGATCAGGTCAGTACGAAAGTGATTGTTGTACGCGTCCCTGCTGCAAAGGAGGGCGACGGCGAGAAGACGCAATCACAGCTTGTGATTGGCGGAACGGAAGCAGACGGCAGTTATACGGGAATGTATGCGCTGCTGGTTGCCGAACAGGATGAGCACATCGGCTACCGTCCGCGCATTCTGGCGGCACCTGATCTCGATACCAAAGAGGTGACGTCTTCCCTGTGTGTGATTGCTGAGAAGCTGCGGGCGTTTGTGTATGCCGGATGCAACGGTTGCGCCACGATGGCGGAGGCCATCGCGTACCGGGCTGATTTTGCCTACCGCGAACTGATGCTTATCTGGCCTGACTTTATCGCTTATAACCCTGAGTCCGGCCAGAATGAAGTTTTTCCGGCCCCGGCGTATGCGTGCGGCCTGCGGGCGCTGATTGATAACGAGCAGGGATGGCATAAGTCGCTGTCTAACGTGCCGGTGAAAAACGTGCTGGGGATTTCAAAACAAGTGTTCTGGTCGCTTCAGGCTGAGGATAGCGACGCTAACGCGCTTAACAACAAGGAGATCACCACGCTGATTAAGCGTAACGGTTTCCGGTTCTGGGGCGACCGCTCAACGGATACCAACGCCTATATCTTTGAGGTGTATACGCGTACCGCGCAAGTACTGGCTGACACTATCGCAGAAGCGCAATTTGAGGCGATAGACGAGCCGCTGACGCCAGTTAACGCTAAGGATGTACTGAGCGGCATACGGGCGAAACTGAGCTCGCTGGTGACGTCAGGGCGGCTTATCGGGGCGTCATGCTGGTATGACGTGGTGGATAACAGCACGACGGAGCTACGACAGGGACGCGTGCGTATTCGCTACAAATATACGCCGGTTCCGCCACTGGAAGATCTGACACTGTACCAGACGTTCACGGATGAATTTTTCGGGCCTGCATTTGCGTCTTTGGGAGGTGTGTAAATGTCTGTTCCACATAAAATCCAGTTTTTTACCTGTTTTATTGACGGGGAAAACGAGATCGGCAAAGTGACGTCGCTCACCCTGCCAAAAGTGACGCGCAAGACCGAAAACTATCGCGGCGGCGGCATGATGGGGTCAGTTGCGGTTGATCTTGGCCTTGATGATGGCGCGCTGGATGCCACCGCCGTTTTTGGCGGCTTTATGCCAGGCGTTATCAGGAAGTACGGCGGCGACATCGACGAGCTGAAGCTGCGCTTTGTGGGGTATCTGTACACCAGTGGCGACAGTCGCGTGTGTGAGATTGAGATGCGCGGGCGAATTACTGAAATTGATATGGGTGAGGTCAAACAGGGTGAGGATACCTCGCATACCTACGCCATCAAAAACACCTATTACAAGCTGTCTGTTGATGACCAGGAACTTATCGAAATTGATAACCTGAATTTCATCTACAAAAAAGACGGCAAGAACATGATCCCCGATCGCGCCCGTTCTGCGTTGGGTATGAACTGATTAATTTAACGGCGGTACCGTGTGCCGCCCGGAGAAATGACAATGAAAAAAGAATCTGCTGAATATGGAGTTGACGTCACCAATGAAGCCACTGCCCCGGTGAAGGGGGTTACGCTGGCCCAGCCGGTTGTACGCGGGGATGAAACGATTACGTATGTTGAGATTGGTGACGCTATCAGGCAATCAGGCTCACTGCGCGGACTGTCTCTGTCAGACGTGCTCAATATGAAAACGGATACCCTGGTGACGCTGTTTGCGCGTGTGACGTCTCCACGCCTGAAGGAAAGCGAGATCAGATCGCTTGCGACGTCTGATTTTATCGCGCTGTCCACGGCCATCGTCCCTTTTTTGACGCCTACGGCCTCTGGAGTACCGAACGGGGCGGAGACGGACGACTAATCACGGTAGTTAAGTTTGACCGGATTGAAGATCTGGTTGCTGATATCGCCGTTGTTTTTAACTGGCCGCCTGCTGAAATCTTCATGATGAATCCGGGAGAAGTGGTGGCCTGGCGTGAGCGGGCGGCGCTCAGAAGTGGTGCCCGCGACAATGAAAAATCTTGATATCCGCGTTTCTTTCAGCGCGATCGATAAACTCACCCGTCCTGTAGAGACTGCCCGCCAGAGTGTGGGCGGTCTTGCTGATTCCCTCAAAAAAACCCAGACCGATATTAAAACGCTTGGCACGCAGTCCAGGGCGTTTTCCCGTCTGCGCGAGAACTTCACTAAAACGACTGAAAAAATTCAGAAGACGCAGCGCGAGCTTAACGGTCTGAGGCAGTCACAACAGGCGGGCAACGCCATGACTGACAAACAGCGTGAGCATATCGCGCAACTGGCGGCAAAACTTGACCGCCTGAATGAGGTGCGCACCCGCGAGAAAGAGAAGCTGCGGGAAGCCAGCCGCGAGATGGTGAAACACGGAATAACGCTTTCAGGCAGTGACCGGACTATTCAAAGCGCCATACGGCGTACTGAGCAGTACAACCAGACGCTGGAGCATGAGCGGCAGATGCTGGCGCGCGTGGCAAAGGCGCGGGCGCAATATGACCGTATGCAACAGGTCGCCGGAAGACTGCGCGGGGGCGGTGCTGTTGTGCTGGGGGCGGCTACAGCTGCCGGTTATGGTGCCGGGCGTTTTCTGGCGCCTGCTGTGAGTTTCGATCGGGAGGTCGCTCGCGTGGGGGCGCTTACCCGTCTGGATAAGTCCGATCCGCAGTTTACTGCGCTGCGTGAACAGGCTAAAAAGTTGGGCGCGGAAACGCAATTTACCTCAAGGGATGCCGCCAGCGGTCAGGCGTTTCTGGCAATGGCCGGTTTTACCCCGCAGGCCATACAGGCTGCGTTGCCCGGCGTGCTGAATATGGCGCTGGCAGGCGGCATGGATTTAGGCGAAAGCGCCGATATTGGGTCAAATATTCTTTCGCAATTCCACCTCGATCCCAAAGAGATGGATCGGGTCAGTGACGTACTGACCGCCGCATTTACCCGCACCAACACCGATCTGACCAACATTGGCGAAGCGATGAAATATGCCGGTACGGGTATGGCCGGTCTTGGTGTCAGTGTGGAACAGACAACCGCCATGATTGGCGTGATGGCAAACGTGGGGCTGCGCGGCAGTATCGCCGGTACAGGACTGCAAACCACGTTTTCACGTCTGGCCGCGCCAACGGGTAAAGCCGCCAGTGCCCTGAAAGAGTTAGGGGTTAACGTTGCCGACGCAACCGGAAAAATGCGACCGGCTGAAGTGGTGCTGGCTGATATTTATAAAGCTGTCCATAAGTACGGCGACGTCGATCAACTGTCTTTCTTTAAAGATATTGCCGGGGAAGAAGCCGCCAAATCTTTCCAGGCGCTGGTTCAGTCTGCGGGCAGTGGTGAACTGCAAAAATTACTCGGAGAACTGAAGAAGGCGCAGGGGGAATCTGCGACGGTCGCCAGAAAGATGGCTGATAACCTCGACGGCGATTTAAAGAATCTGGATAGCGCGTGGGAAGGGTTCCGTATTCAGATTGAAGAGCTGGTTGACGGGCCATTACGTGGACTGGTTCAGGGGATCAGTAACGTTGTTGGCGCGATGACGACGTGGGCGCGGGAAAACCCCGGACTGACGAAGGCGCTGTTGACTGTCGGCGGTAGTGCGCTGGCCGTTACCGCGATTACTGGCGGGCTGTCGCTGGCTATCGGGTTGTTGCTGGGGCCAGTGGCAAAACTGAAACTTGGCTTCGCGTTACTGACTGGTACTAAAGGGCTTGGGCGCGCCATTCCGCTCTTTACCCAGTTGCGGGCGATTATTGGCGGCCCGATGGGGAGTGTTAAGGGTTGGTCTGCTGTCTTCTCGTCAGTGACGTCCGGGGCGGGAAGGTTGTCGGGAGTTCTTGGGCCACTGCGGGGGATGCTGCTGTCTGTTTTCACTTCACCACGGGCGGCGGTTTTTTCTCTTCTCCGTGGGGTTGCCGGGCTTGCCCTTCGATTGTCCGGGATACCCGCATTGTGGAGTGTGATTACCGGCGCAGTGTCCATGCTTGGCGGCGCGATTTCGCTGTTACTGAGTCCGATCGGGCTTATCGGGGCGGCATTCGTGGCGGCGGGTCTGCTCGTATGGAGATATTGGGAACCGATTAAAGCGTTTTTTACCGGGTTTTTTGCCGGGGTGTGGGAGGCGCTGGCACCGCTACGGGAAGCGTTTTCCGCTTTATCGCCGGTGTTTGATTCTATTGGTAGCGGGATCAAATCCGTCCGGAACTGGTTTACACGCCTGCTGGAACCGGCCACCACGTCAAAAGAGACGCTGGAGAAGTGTGCTTCTGCCGGAAAAACCTTTGGTCGCGTGCTGGGTACTGCACTCACTACATTGCTTTGGCCGCTACAGCAATTAATGACCGGTGTGGGCTGGTTGCTTGAGAAGCTGGGGCTTATTCCTGACGGAATAGAGCGCGCCAAAAAACAGGCAGATAAGGCACGTCAGGAACTTGAAGCCTCTGCGGCGGCGCTGTCACAACATCAGCTTCCATTAGGCCAGGCTACAGTATCGCCCGCTCCTGATGGCGGCAAGCCGCCTGTAATAACCGGTGATAATGGTACGCTACGCCGCCTGGGTAATATCGCTGACAACACGAAGGCTACCGCTGATAACACGAAACGTATCGGCCCCGGCGATATTGTCTTTAAAAACCTGCCGCGTGCGCTGGCCGTTCGTGGCGCATGGCAGGAATCACGGCTTGCCGGTTCGACTGTCACCGTCGCCCCTGAGCTCGCCCCGGTGGTGGCTGCCGCATCCCGTCCTGTTGTCGAAGCGATACGCCGCCCGGTTGGCGGGAATGGTGGGCGCACCGTTGCGGCGGCTGGGTTTGATGGTGAAATTCACGTTCACCTGCATAACGTGGTCACGCAGAACCCCCGCGAACTGGCGAGAATGGTTGGAGAAGCGGTGAAAGCTGAAATGAATAAATTAGCCCGAACCGGGCGCGCCAGCTTCCTGGATAGTGATTAAGTGAGGTGACGTTATGATGATGGTTTACGGTATGTTTGTTTTTGAGCTGAAGACGCTTCCACATCAACAACTACAGCAACACAAGACCTGGCGGCACGTTAAAAACGAGCGCATTAACCGCTCTGCAAGCTGGCAGTACATCGGCGCGGGAGATGATCAGATTACGCTTTCCGGGGTTCTCTACCCGGAAATTACGGGCGGCGAAGTGTCTCTTTCGGTGCTGACCACGCAGGCTTACACGGGGCGACCGTGGCCCCTGATAGATGGTGTGGGGCAAATTTACGGCATGTATGTCATCACCGGGCTGCAAACGACACGATCGGAACTCGACCGCTACGGGAAGGCAAAAAAGATTGAGTTTTCGATAAGCTTTCAGCGATGCGATGAAGATATGCGGGAGCGGCTACAGTCCTCTTCTGTCAGTGATTTACTGAACGGCCTGAAGGATAAAGCCAGCGCGGCGTATGATTCAGTAAACGGCGCGATTTCCGGGGTGTTATAGTGGGCTGTCAGGCCCTGTTTCAGGCTGTCTGTTGGCGGCGGCGGTAGTTTCCCCTGCCGAATAACCGCACCGCCCAATACATGATCGTCCTTTTCCAGCGCGGTACGCCAAGCACCTTCATCCCGTCAAGGAATATCCGGCCAGCTTCCTGTTTCGTGCGTAGTGCGTTGTCGTACAGGTAATCGTGAATAATCGCCGCTTTGGCGTATTTACCGTCCGGTGGCATGAACGCCCAGAAGATGCGCGGAATGGTGGCGAGATCGGTAACGAAACCGGCAGGCACCTCAATAACATCGCTGTTATCGTCGCTCAGGTAAAACTCAAACGGTTCGTACACACGCCATCTGTAGTGCTCCAGAATCTCCAGAATGGCGGGGGTGGTGAATTTACTCATTGACAGGGTCCGGCAGAAAGTGAAAAGAATATACCCGGCATAATATGATGACTTTATATTCACTGTTTGAAATCTCGTTGGCTGCTTTCTCACGGAGGCAGCCTCTTTTTTTTATTCGGGCCAGCCGACAACGTAATCCATAACAGCCTGTGCGTCGGTCAGCTTCTCCAGCTCTTCTTTCATCTGCCGCTGGCGCATGTGAATCTGCAGACCTTTGGTAAACATCGCCTGGTCAATAGCGTCACTGAGGTTAATCAGCTCGCCAGACGTCATCGGTATGTCATTATTATCGGCGTCCGTCCAGATAAATCCGTCCGGTAATTTGTTGGCTTTTGCCATCTGAACGGAGAGGCTTAATCGTTCCTGGGTGGCCTTGCCGTAGTCCCAGTTGCGGCCGTTGAACGCAAAAACGTAATTCGCGTTTTCCTGAATATTACGCCATGCCTCAATCTCCCGGGCTTTCTGTTCGCGCGCTTTATCCGGGGTCATGAGGTCTGTAATATTTGCACCATCAAAGCACCATCTCCCGGATATATCAGCACGACGGTTTTCTTCCGTGTCCGGTACTTCTGCGACACTTTTTCCTGCGGGCCAGAAGCCGGAAACATCCCGTGCAATACAGGTAATGATACCGTTGTCGTCGTAAGTAAACTTCAGCGTGTCCTCTGCAAAACGTTTCTGGCATTCGTACCAGTCCTGACCATCCTCTGATTTAAGATATGCCGCACCGGGGAATGCCGGTGATTCCGGTTCATAAGGCGTAAAGTGTTTTATATTCTGCATAAAATTGTCCCCGTTACACGCTCGAAGCCGTTATCCACGTATCGCCAACCAGATACTGAACCGGCCTGTAATAAACCTTGTCATCGTCACCTTCCATTTCCCAGCTACCATCAGTATGGAACCCCGTCACTACCTGTCCGCCGCCGAGCTGAAAATCACGCCACAGACCGCCAGACAGCGCCACGGGGCCAAGTCTGACCCCTCTTACTACATTGTTGTGGATCCACGTACTCAGCCAGTTATTTCCCCAGACAGAACCATAGATGTCGCCGTTATTATGATAGATAGCCCCGCCTGCACGAAGCGTGTTAGCGGTTATATCTCCATTGACCGTAAAGACAATCGAACCGTCAGGATTTCGCTGGCTGTACAGATGCCATCCCTGGTCGTCATCCAGCTCAATAACCGTTGGCCTGTTTGCGTCGCCCCATAAATTAAAGTAAGCACTCAGTGCCGAATTATTATTACTCGTCAGTGACAGTTTTTTTGCGTTACCTGCGCGAATGGCACCATTAGAGAGAACATCTACTGACATGTGCAGCCCGGAATTGTCGATATAACCGACCAGAGCATTATTGGCATAAATACCCAGAACACCGTCACTGTGCCACTTAAATCCGGTGTCATTATCGCCAAATACAATCGAATTCCCGCCAAGCGCATTATCAGTACCAATGCCTAACGCACCGTTTAGCCGTCCTCCATTAACCGACAGTGCCTCAACGTCACCGGCTGTAGGTTTCATCAGGCTGTTATACAGCGTATATGTCTGACCGCTGGTTGAGTTTCCCGGCTGTGCTGATGAATATTCAGGCGTACTGTGTAGCGTGACATTTGCATTACCGGTGTAATCATATTGCGCAATTAACCAGTACGCATACTGGCCGATATTAATATAAATATCGTAAGTATCTCCTGATGTGTTAATCCAGGCACACTCAAGAACACCGTTAGGTGAGCGTTTCCATAATGTGGCAATAATTCCTGCAGGAGAGCCATTACCGGAACGCAGCACCAGTTCACTGATAGCCGCCGTTTCAAACGCGCCGACGTTAAAACCAGCCCCACCATACAACTTAATCACCACGGTAGACGTGGACTGCGGCATTACAACCGTGGCGATTTTGAACCAGCCTGATTCACCAAGTGTAATGGTAGTCGATGTTACCGCGCCGATAGTTCTCGCAAATTGTTTTTTGTCCGGAATATCGCCGCCATTCTGCGATTTTTGCATGGCACCAGTGATACGGCTGTCGTCACCTGCGGCCACTGTGTTTGCGGTGGTGCCAACGTTGAGGGTGGCGCTGTTGCCGAGCTGGAGGGACTGACGGGCCAGCGGGATATTTGTCAGGTCAGCCAGGTTGCGCTCTTTGGCAAGGCGTGCGCTGGCGTTGTCCATCGCGATTTTGACCGCTTTTGGCGTGGCGGCCATTGTTTCGTCTATGCTGGTAACGCCGCTGTAGAGCTTAACGAATCCCTTAGCTGTCAGGGTGGCGTCAGGATGGTTTCTTGATTTCTCGTGCTCTTTCAGGCTGTTATCAACATAGTCATTAGTGGCGATTATCGTTGTTGAGTCGATAGTGATATTAATGGTCGACATATCGCTGATAACCAGCGTCATACGTACCGTTTGCGCGCGCCCCGATCCCTGTTCCAGTAATGGCTTTTCACTGGCAGGCAGGCTACAGACGGCAACCAGTTTATTAAATTCGTCGTAGATCCCAGCTTCGCGTACCCAGAATCCTCCCACTTCTGCCGGGATCAACAGTTCCACGATGATGATGTTGGAGTGTGTTTTATCCACGGAGACTGAGTTAACAGCGGCGCGCCATACTTCGTTAACCAGCGCGGTGCTGGTTGTGTCCGGGTTGGTGGGGTTGCCGCCGCCGTCACCCACGGCCATCTGAGTTAGTGTGAGTTTTGTTCCGCCTGGTGACATGGCGGCAATCAGCCTTTGTTTGCCGTAGTCGGTAATTATTGTTTTAAATTTCGGGAATGCAGGCATGTGTTCTACTCCGCATAACTGGTGATGATGTCGCCAGTGTAAGAGACGCCGCCCGTAAACATTTCGCCGGGGGCTTCAAGTATGATATTCAGTCCCACCAGGTGGCGACTTACTGGTCTGGCGTCGGCTATCAGGCGTTCCATTTCGTAGTAGGTATCGGCGTCTATACCGTCTTCTGATGCGCCAATTTCCAGACGAAAGGTGCCGGGTGTGCCGTTTTCCTGCCACCATTCGACAACCCTGATTAAATAGCCAAAGGGTTCAACAACATTACGAAGCGCGCGTATGGTGCCCTTTTTCTGGTGAATCTCCCATGAGGCTTTTATCGTCTTTCGCTTCGTCTCTTCCGGCCAGTTTTTGTCCCATCTGTCCACGGACAGCGCCCACGCCAGATAGGGCAGAAGAGCGACCGGGCATTCGTCAGAGTTCCACAGCTTTCTGAGGTCGACGGGGATAGCATCAAGCCGCGTCGAGGCCTGTTCAGTGCTTCGCATAAAGCCACTGGCAGACGGTGGAAGAAGGTCATTATTCATCTGTCCCACCTTTCGCAATAGTGACGGTTACGCACCTTGCTGCCTGGGTGTCGTTGATAACGATATCCGTTGCAGGTTCCGTCAGTTCGACGCGCTGAACTCCCTGAACATGCAGCGCTGCCATAATGGCCGAACGTGCAACATCACGGCCTATTTTTCCCTGAAGTGCTATCCATGTCTGTAGTGCGTCATGCGCGGCGTTCTGTATGGGCTCCGATTCAGGGCCAGGATAAAAAAAGAGTTTTGCGTTGATGTTGTAATTGACTATCTCCGCGCTTTGCACCGTCAGCCTGTCGCCTATGGGGCGGCGGTCTTCGGCGGAAAGTGCATCTGTTACGGTCGCCAGTAATTCAGGCGTGGCGGTGCCGTCGCCCTCTGTTGACAAAACAGAAAGCACGACAACGGCTGGAGACGGGCTGGTCGCTTTGGCGTCTGCTACTTTGCCGCTGGCGCTTCTGGCAAAGTATTCATAAGCGCCTGACGGCCCTGCAACGCTCAAACCATCAAAAGCCGCCTGTGCGCGCATACGCAGCGCCGTGTCGCTTTCCATCACGGCGTTGGTGGTATCCGTTGCGGGAGTAATCACTAATCGCTCTGTGTCCATATTCCCGGCGATATTATCCAGATCGGTTGCGACTGAATGACTGAGCATACAGGCCGCGGCGCCATCGTTTATGCGCTGCCTCAACAGCAACTCGCGCCATGCGAAGGCCTGCGCGATGATGTTCAGCGGTTCAGATTCCAGTTCCAGCGCAGCGGCAACGGCGGTGCGGACTTCTTCCGGGAACTTGCTTATCATGAACTGCTTTATCTCCGCCAGAATCACTTCAAAATCCAGCGCCTCAATAATGGCCGGTTGCGGAAGCTGTGACAGGTCAACGGTTGGCATTATCGCTACCCCGTAACGTGAGAACGCGCTGTACCGGCTGCATGGTTTCGGTGATGGTGCCTGACAGTTCCGCTTCGGCGCGTCCGTCTTTCAGCCAGCGAATATCAATGGTGTTTAGCGCAATTCTTGGCTCCCATCGGGTAAGCGCAATGACCGCCGCGCTCATGCACTGAAGGCGAGTTGTCTGGTTTTGCGGCGAGTCAATCAAATCCGGGATCAGACTGCCGTAATCGCGGCGCATGACGCGGCTGGCGAGCGGCGTTAACAGAATGTCGTTAACCGAGTTCCATAGCTGATCGGTATCGTTCAGTGTTCCGGTGCCGTTCGGATTCATGCCTGTGTAACGTGCGGTCATCTTGTCTCCTTTGTCCAGCTATCGCCCGGCTTAACTCCGCCGTGACCGTGGTTGTCAACCTGTACGCCGTTTGAAGTGAAGCTGCCGCCGCTGTGTTCAACGCTCCCGGTCATTTTCCCGCCCTGAGTGATTTCAAACGTGGCGGCTTTCAGGTGATGCGTACATTCCACAACGGGGGTTTTTAGCGTCACACTGACTGACGCCTCAAGGCTTGCGGTCTTCATGCCCGTAGCGGATAGTGCGCCAGCGTCGGCGTCATAGCGAATAACGGCCCCGTCCGGGGCGGTGATAACCATCTCTTTCAGGCTGCTGCCCGGCGCCGGGTTATCGTTGCTGTACAGGCTGCCGATAACCATCGCTGTTTCCGGGTTGCCGCCGATGCAGGCGATTAACACCTGCTCGCCGATGGCGGGCGGCATCCAGATTTTGAATGCGCCCGCGCGGGTCACGTTCCAGCGTAGCCAGTCTGTTTTCAGTTCGCCGCTTTGTACGCGCACGCACCCAGTGCTGGCATCAGTCGCAAAAACAACGCCGGTGCGAATGATATTCCCTGTCAGGCGCATTAGTTCAGTCATCCCGGCGTTCATTTCCCGGCGCTCCCCAGACGGTTAATCACGGCGTTATAAATCAGGCGCTCGTCCGCTGCGGAGATCCCCAGCAATTCACGCTGTGGGTACTTCGCTATGGCGCCCGGCCCCACCTGATCCCGTAGTCCGTACTGGTGTACGCGGGCAATACGTGCCGCCACGCCGCTGTAACCGATACTGACGCCCTGCTGGTCGGGGTACATTTTCAGGTAACGCAACGTCCGAAGGCGCTCAAACATGGGCGCTTTTTTGGTGCTGTCACGGCGTAACGATCGGGTGTTAATCGCAAGATAACGCTCAATGTCGCTGCGGTAGAACGTGCGAATGTCGTTGCGGTCGGTATCGTATCCGGTAATCGTGCGCCCGTACTTTCCCCGTCCGCCGTGCCAGTTTTTCAGCTCCCTGACTTCGCCATTCCAGATAAATTTAATGCCCTGTTGCGAACGGGTTATACGGCGCTTACGCTGCGGCCACGCCGAACCATCAGGGTTCTTCTGGCTGCGTATGCGGCGCTGCTGGCTGCGGCGCACTTCCTGGCCTACCGTCCTTGCAGTTCTCGCTATTCCGGCAGAAGACAGGCCGGAAAGGATATCGCTGAATATGGTGTCCAGTTCGTGGGTCAGTTTGCTCACTGGCTACCTCCCGCGTCCGCTGTGAAGGATTCATCAATAAAAACGCTGCTCCAGTCGCCTCCGGTCGAAAAATCCGGCATACGTGGCTCCGGCAGGTATTCCCATGACAGATCCCCGTTTTCATTGCGTGAGACGTTCACGCGCTCAAAGAGGGGGAACTCAAAAAGAATGTCGGCGCTGTCGTCGTCATTAATGGCGGTTGAGAATTTAAACGCTTTATTTTTTTCCGGGTTCATCAGCAAATCCCGCTGGTTGAACCACAGCCAGCGCATGACCGGAATGGTGAAATCGTTAATATCGCCAGTGAAGTCCATCACAAACAGAATCACGGTGTAATCGTAGGCAAATGACGGCGTATCACCTGAAAAGCAAATATGGCCGCTGTCCACAAAAACCGTCATTTTGTCAGGATTAGCCCGGCTCCAGCGGTTATGGCGTGTCACGGCATCACGAAGCGAGTTAATTTTTTCCATGATCAGCCTTCCGTTTAGTGCATTGTTCGGTGATGTACTGTTGCAGGCCGTTCACCTGTGCTGTAACGGCTATGGATTCGGTTCTGAGACGCTGATAATTCCGTTCAGCGTCCGGAGTAAGTCTGGCGGTGGCTGCATCAGTTGCGCCGGTGGCGGTGGTATCATGCGCGGCGACGGGCATACAGACGGCGTGGAGCTGCAACCGGCGACGGCCAGAAGCAAGATCAGCGCGTAACTTTTCGGATTCGGCTTTTGCATCGGCTAATTCCTGTGTGTACTTCGCGTCAAGGGCGGCGTTCTGGCGCTGGCGTAGCGTCATATCACGGATAGTCTCGTTTGCCAGATTCAGGCTATGAGTGGCGGTATCGCGCTGGCTTTTGTACTTCACGGCGTTATCGTGATAGCGACTGGTAGTCCATGCCAGCGCTGCGGCTACTATCAGCAACGAGATTATTACGCCAGTCGTTACGCGGTTCATGCGGTCTTACTCCTGACCAAGAAACATCGCCCGCTCACGTCCACGACGCGGGGCAAGAATGGTCGGGTTACTGCCCGAGCGGCTCCATTTCAGGAAAGCGTCAGCGGCGGCGGTGTAGTTACCGGCGTTCAGGTAGCGGCGAACGTTTGAACCAGTAAAGGCGTTTGCGCCGATATTGAAAATCAGGCTGCATAACGCGTCATACTGGTTCTGGTTCAGGGGAACCGTTACCCGTTCAGCAATGCAGCGCTCCACCCATGACAGATCATCGCGTAGCAGTCTGTCGGCGGTGTCCCGGGTGATGGTCATGTTCTTGCCAACCGCAACGCCGTCAACTCTGCCTGTGTGACCTGTGCCGATAGTCCATACGCCGCGCGAGTCGGTGTAGGCGGTTAGTTTGCAGCCTTCTTCGCGTTTAAGTGCGGCCAGTCCGCTGTCTGAAATCTTCATTCGTCATTTTTCCCTGCAAATTTCTTTGTCATGAAAACGCCGAGCGCCCTGATATGCTCAACGCCGATAAGCCCGATAGCCGCACCAATACCCACGCGCCAGTCTTCAGACAACCAGGCGGCAGGTACGGGCTTGATGATGGAGAATGCCGCCACTGCCAGAAGACAACACAACGGTACTTCCAGAAGCAGACGTCGCCAGCTTTTCCCCGTATAAAACACCCTGAGCGCCGCGACGGCGGCGGTCATTAACAGGCTGTCCAGCGGGATATCGCCATGCAACCAGGCTTTCAGGTGCATAATCCAGTCCTGCCAGGTGTGCGGATCGCCGTTCATGTTCTTTTCCTGTCCCGTATTCATGATGATCAGCTCCATAGCTGGATCATTTCCCGTTGTTTTTTCTTCTGCTGCTCAGGCAGTTCCACCGCCTGCCCGGCTTCCAGAAATACGCTGTTACTGAGTCCCGGATTGGCGGCTAATACCTGTTCTGTGACGCCCTGTGTGGTGCCGTAATGGCGAAAACAAAGCAAGTCCACGGTATCGCCCTGAAGCGCTTTGACTTTCATCAGACCAGCTCTACAAACAGGCGCTGAGTACCGCGAATATCAGCTATGGCCCAGCGCACATCGCGCCACAAATCGTCGGTCTGTACTTCCAGTGCGTCGGCTTTGCGGTCGCCTTTTTCGGTGGTGTCCACGTCGCGGGCGTTCTCAAGAAGCAGGGCGCGGGCGGCTGAGTAAACCGCGCGGCGGTAGCGATACACCTTCACGCTCTCGCCGTTGAGCATTCTGGCCGGAACGTCAGCCAGCGTGCTGTAACCGGCTGATTCCTGAATGCCCCGCCAGTCGTCAAGCTGGTCAGTGACGTGCGCTACCGCTTCTGTGGTGACGAACTTCAGGCGTGATGTGGTCGTTCTGCCCGGTATGCGGCTGGCAAGGCGGAGATCGCGTAACAGGATCTCCGGCCAGAATGTCCCGGCTGTCACCTTTTCAGCGCCGTCGTCAACGTCGGTAACGTCCTTTTCTGCGCTGTTGACCTGTGGTTTTGCCACCATACCCATACGGAACTCCTTAAAAACCAGGCGGTGGGCAACCGGTAAAAAGAATGACGTACATTCAGATCACCGGCGCGCCGCCTGTCGACGGGGGTCGAAGTCGTTAATTATTTCTTTGCCGTCCTGCGGGTCGTTTTAGTCTTCCCGGCCGCGGGTTTTCGGGTGGCGGTTTTACGTACCGGCGCTTTTGTCGGCGCGTTATCCCTGGCGTCTTCCTGCGCGGCGTTCTGGTCTGTCGTCGCCGCTTCGTCGCGGGGCTCAGATGGCGACTTTTTCAGGGCGCGCGTCAGGGTGGCGATTTCGCGCTTAACTCCGGCGTTGGGGTTAAGATGCATGGCTTCACGCAACAGCTTCAGTGATAACGCCTGCGTTTGCGGGTCGGTTATCGCCCGGCGTGAGAATGCTCTTGCCTTACAAAGCTTGGCACGTACCTCGTCCGGCATATCGCAGTCGTTCACAATGCCCTGAAGGGTGTCCAGCGGTGCGATATAAGCGGATAAATCGGCGTCCGGGTCTGTTCCCGCCAGTGTTAATAACGGGTTACAGATTTCTTCCGTGAGTACCGTCGCCGCGTCACGCCCGAAATTGTCCGGCAGACTGAGGTTGTGGCGTACCACGTATTCGCCGATGCGTAATGCCAGCGGGAGATCGCCACAGTCCACGGCCCACACCATCAGGGTGGTAATCACCTCATCCGGGCGTCCGTTGTCGCTGTCCAGCGTCCCCTCGATCCAGCCCTCAAATTCAGGTAACAGTTCTTTTTTGGCGACAGCTTTTGCCGCTTTTGACTGGATACCTTTCAGCCGCGACTGCGCCAGGCGGAGGCGGTGAAGGATCTGTTCGTGCGCGGTACGTTCAACCAGCGTTTCTTCCCCGGTCTCAAGCCCTGCACGGCGCGCCATGACCTGTTGAAAATGTTTCTGTGCCGGTGTCAGCATCTGTTTATCCTCCGTTATGGCGGGCGCACTGCGCCCGCGTCATACGTTATGCGGCTGCACCTGCATTACTGGCGGCTTCCGGCTCCGGCGCGAATTTCAGGTCTTCTATCAGGGCGCACTTGCCGTAGTCTTCCACCACGTAGGCATCATTCATCGACTGATAGGTTGCGATGCGGTTATATTCCGGCTCCTCGCGCATCAGGCGGCGCAGGCTCCCTTTCTGGAAGTAAATTGAAAGGTTACTGAAGGTGGTGATCAGCATCGCGTTATCCGGGAAGAACGGTGCGAAGTAGGTCGGCAGACCGCCAATCAGGTGAGACGCCACAATCAACTGACCGGCCATCAGTTCGGTATTGGGGTTGGTCGTGCTCATGGCGTTAATGAACGGCAGGCGCAGCGAGTTAAAGAGGTTGCGTGATAACAGTACAACCAGATCGGGGGCGTCTTTGTACCATTCATCCAGCAATGAGGAGCGCGCATCCTGAACCAGTGCATCCGGGTTGGCATAGTCCCCCTTAGCGATAACCTTGTTACCCATATCGCGGGTCGCAAGCGTCACACCCTTCATCACGCGCGCTGCTGCCTGTTTACGAATATGCTCAATCCAGCCGGTGTTAACGTCCTGAAGGCGCGGATTGGCGGCAAAATCGGAAACGAGCGCATGATTCGTACCGTTAAAGCCGATCATGATGCGGTCAAGCGCGATCTGAAGCGCAATCTGCTTACTGATACGGGTGGCGAAATCGGGATGGGCGCTCCAGGCGTCAAGCTGTGCGTAGCTGATGTAGGTGTCGTAGTTCACCTGCTCACAACGATAGCGGCGGGCGGCTAAATCGTAAGGTGTGATGGGGTTACGGCGTTTGGTGCCGTCGCTGCTGCTGTTGGTGCGGGCAATCGGGCCGGTGGTGTCAATAAGGACTTTTTCACCTTCCTGATCGGTAACACCGATAATGTTGATTTTTTGTGTCAGTTCTGTGCTGTATTTCATAGCGTTTTCGAGACGCTGCTGAACAGCCGGATCAACGGCAAAGTTTTTTGCCAGTCCCGTTACCGGAAGACCATTAAGGCTTGCCTGATGCGCCATGTAGAGGTCAAGCTGGCTGCGGGTACTGGCTGAAAGTGCGTAATTCATCGCTTTATTCTCTCGCTTTAAAATCAGAAGTCGGGCATTTCTGCGGCGTTACCGCCCGTTGCGCGGAAACGGTCTTTTGTATCGCCGTCCTGGCTTGCCAGTTGGTCGCGTAGCGTGGTCAGTTCGGCGGTCAGTTTTTCGATGGTTTTGTGGTCGCTGTCGTGCTGGCGAGACATATCGTTAAAGCGATCGAGAAGGTCAGCGTGTGACTGCGCCACACCTTCCACCGCTTCCCGTACCTGGCTGAACTGCTCGCTGTCTGATTTACGTCCTTTGCCAATCAACGCCATGACACGACTGAACCATTGTTTGCCTTCTTCGCTGCGTTGCTCTGCCAGCCCGATAATTTCGGCTTCCATCGCTTCAGTGAACATTGGCGCTTCGGTGTGCTGGTTATTGAACTTCATCACCTGTTCGCGTTGCTGTGCCGCGAATTTCAGACGTTCAGTGCCCAGACTTGCAGGCGTGTCTGTCATTGCCAGCCCCACAATGTAGGGGTTGCCGTTCAGTGAAAATTGCGGGTGAAGTTCAATGCTGGAGTAGATTTTTTTGCCTTCGTCCGTGAGCTTCTTCATGCGGTCTGTCGGCTCAATTTCCGCATAGAGCGCGGTACGGCCAGACAATGGGCCTTCGGTGATATCTTCCGCACTCAGTGCTGTCACATCACCCATAGCGCAAAGGTCGCTGTTGGGAAAAGGGGAAGTGATGTGTTCCACGTTAACCCGCGCACCATACACCGTGGGATCGTAATTTTTCGCTGCTGCCTTCAGGTGCTCGCCACTGATTTCACGTCCGTCAATGGTTGAACCGGAAACGGCGACACGGAATTTTTTGCGGGCTGGTTTGTTTGCGCTACCCATGCTGCTAATCCTGTCTGTGTTTGTGATGCAGCCATGATGACAAGGCGCAGGCACCTTCCTCAACGCGGTTTTGTTGTCGCCGGACGGGCAGAACTGAAAGGGTGTGAGAGAGGGATCGCGCGCGGGGTAATCTTCCCGGCATGAAGGGGAGACACGATGATTCAGGATGCTTTTGTACGGCTGCGGGCTAAACAACTTTACTGGCAGGGATACCCGCCAGCGGAAATCGCGCGGCTGATGGGGATAAGCCAGAACACGATCTACTCATGGAAAAAACGCGATGAATGGGACGAAACGCCGCCTGTTGCGCGCGTCACGCAGTCCATTGATGCCCGCCTTGTTCAGCTTACAGGAAAGCCCGATAAAACCGGGGGAGATTTTAAAGAGATTGACCTGCTCACGCGGCAACTGAAAAAGCTGAGTGACGGCCAGCCCACTGACGCTAACGGCACAAAAAAGCCACGCAAACGTAAACTGAAAAATCACTTCACCGAAGAGCAGATTATCGCGCTGCGGGAAAAAATCATGGGTTCGCTGGCGGGTCATCAGCGCACCTGGTATGACGCACTGAGGGAGCTTGAGGACGAGAAAGAGCGCCGCCACCGCATGATCCTCAAATCCCGCCAGATTGGGGCGACATGGTATTTCGCTCAGGAGGCGTTGCTCAGGGCGCTGCGCAATGACGTAAAACGGGATTACCAGCGCAATCAGATTTTTTTGTCGGCGTCACGGCGTCAGGCACTCCAGTTTAAGCAGATCATTCAGAAGGTTGCTCATGAGGTGGATGTTGAGCTGAAAGGGGGCGACAAAATCATCCTGTCCAACGGGGCCGAACTGCATTTTCTGGGGACGTCAGCGGCAACGGCGCAGTCGTACACGGGGAATCTGTATTTTGATGAATTTTTCTGGGTCAGCAACTTCGCCAGTCTGCGTAAGGTCGCCGGGGCTATGGCCACTCTGAAGGGGCTGACGTGTACCTATTTTTCCACGCCATCTTCTGAAACGCATGAAGCCTATCCGTTCTGGACGGGCGACCGCTGGAACGGAAGGAAAGCAAAGGGACAGCGGCAGATGTTTGATGTGTCCTGGAAAACCCTGAAAAGCGGACTGCTGTTCCCGGACAAAATCTGGCGGCAGATTGTCACTCTGAAAGACGTTGTCGAACAGGGCTGGGAACACACGGACTTTGAAGAGATTCAGGATGAAAACAGCGAAGACGAGTTCCGCAATCTGTACATGTGTGAGTTTGTCCGCGACGGTGAGTCCGCCTTCAGCCTGAACTCGCTGATAGGCTGTGGCGTTGACGGTTATGATGACTGGCCGGACTGGAAGCCGTTTGCGCCACGGCCAGTGGGAAATCGTCCTGTCTGGGTGGGTTATGACGCCAACGGCAGTACTGGTAACGGCGACAGCGGCGCGCTGTGCGTGGTGGTGCCGCCCGCCGTGTCAGGCGGCAAGTTTCGCACCATTGAGACAAGACAGGTGCAGGGGCTGGAGTTCGAAGAACAGGCACGGGTGATTGAGGATATCACCCTGAAGTATAACGTTCAGCACATCGGTATTGATGTGACAGGTGGTAATGGCGATGCCGTGTACCAGATTGTGAAGAAGTTCTTCCCTGCTGCGGTTCCCTACAATTTCACGATGGCGTCAAAGCGTGCGCTGGTCATGAAGATGCTTCAGGTCATACGCGCCGGTCGGTGGGAATATGACCGCAGCGAACGGGCGCTTGTGACGGCGTTTAATGCCGTGCGCAAAATCAAAACGCAGGGCGGATTTATTACCTACGACACTGACCGCTCGCGCGGTGTCAGTCATGGCGATCTGGCATGGGCGAATATGCTGGCTGTCATCAATGAACCGCTTGGCGATGAAGATGGCGCGGTCAGGAGTTTTGTTATGGAGTTCTGATGAGCAGAAAAAACCGGAAGAAAAGCTACAACAGGGGCGCAGGGGTGGGATTTGAGCAGGCCCTTAAAAGTGATCCCGCGCTGAGTGCGTTTACATTTGACGGCCCTTACAGCGTAAGCGGTTTTGACCTGCTGGATAACATGTACTGTGCCGATAACGGGCGCTGGTACGAAACGCCGGTTGATTTCGGCGGGCTGGCGCGGGCATCACGGCAGACGTCATGGCATCAGTCTGCGCTGTACTTCAAACGTAACGCGCTCAATGGCTGTTTTATTCCGCATCGCCTTCTGAGTCGTCAGGCGTTTTCAGCGCTGGCGCTGGACTGGTTTGTGTTTGGTAATGCCTACGTTGAACGACGTCGTAACCGTCTCGGCGGCACGCTGGAGCTGCGCCACGCGCTGGCAAAATATACCCGTCGCGGCACTGATTTTGAGACTTACTGGTACACCGAACCCGGCAGGGATGATTATGCCTTCCGGCGCGGGGAGGTGTGCCACATCATTAATCCCGATATCAATCAGGAGATCTACGGAATGCCTGAATATATCGGGGCGCTGCTGTCGGCCAGTCTCTCACGTTCTGCGGATCAGTTTCGCAAATATTACTATGACAATGGCTCACACGCGGGCTGCATTATTCATATCGGATCATCCGCCGTTGACCGCGAAAGCATGGAAGCGCTGAAAAAAACGTTAACGGAATCGCGGGGCGGCGGCGCGTTTAAAAACCTGCTGATCCAGACCACTGGCGGAGGTAAAGACGGGGTGCAGATCCTGCCATTCCAGCAAATCACCGCCAAAGATGAGTTTATGAATATCAAAGCGTCTTCACGTGATGATGTACTGGCGTCTCACCGCGTACCGCCGCAATTGCTGGGTGCCATGCCGGGCGAGAAGGGATCGTTTGGCGACATTGAGAAAGCAGCGCGCGTCTTCGCCATCAATGAACTTAATCCGGCAATGGAAGCCCTCAAATATATCAATGACTGGCTTGGCGAAGAGGTGGTACGGTTTAACCCTTACGCACTGCTGGAACAGAACAGCGCCTGATTCCTCCGGCAGGTTATCGCTGACCATGACCTGCCACACTATACACCATCAATATTTTTCACTAATCCTGCCTGCTTTCAGCTTATTAACCTGCTGGTTATCAGCACATTAGCGGCCACGCCTTCCCTGAATCTCCCTTTAAAAATAACGCCTCAGCGCCACGCAGACGGGCGTACGTCTGAGCAATCGAATCACGCCAGCGCGTGCCAGTTCGTCGCACACAAAAGCGCTCACGCGGCGATTTAGCCACATTCTCGCCGGGTTGCCTTCCAGCCCCCGTTGCGTGGGCTGTTCCCCCGTCACCTGCGCGCGGCAAACGCTTCAATTTTTGTGCACGCACCGATCCGTCCTCAGACCGCGCCAGTACAGGCCGGAAAGGGCAAAAAATCGGTCAAAAAAATTGTGCAAAATTGTGCAGTATTGTGCAGACATAAAACATCACTGGAAAGCGTTTATTAAAGAGCAAAATCAGGTGTTATGGAAGTCTTCTGCGCGTTGTTCCAGCACGGCAAGAAATGATGAGTTGGCCATCTCATGAGCGTTGGGAGACATGATGCTGATAATCTGTATCTGGTCTTCGTTTAGCCAGTGCCTGACATATACCAGATAATGATTTGATGTTCTTTCTAACTGCGGTTTGTGCTTTTTCCAGCCAGGCTCATCAGGCAGGCGGATATGTAGTTTAAATATGTTTGAGTCAACGGTACGTTTATTTAGTTCCCATTGTCCGTCACGTCCAAAGTGAGCGGGAAGAACGCCTGTTGTTTTCCAGTCCCGTAATAATTTTGCGTAGTGTGTGGCGGCGGGATACTCTACATCTTTGTGGATAGTGACTATTACCTGCATACGTCAAACCCAGTCAGGCGAGTGAAGGCCAAGTTTTCTATGCTCCGAAGCAATCAGTGCCTTAACTTCATTACTGTCAGGTTGCGGGGCATTACAGGTTGCTCCCGGCGTTTTTTGTTGATCAATATGTGATAACGCATCTTCAGTAGTATAAAGATTATTAGCTACAGCCCTGCCAAATTTAATCAGCCTGGTCTTGTATTCTTCTCGCTCAACCGGATCAGGGAACACTTTTTTAAGGTAATCATCCTGCATTACGGTTTTAATTGCTGCCATGATTTGTCTGGAATATGCGATGCTTTCCATAAGGGTTTTACGCACAAGCGCTTCTTTTGAAAATAATCGTCCCTTACTGCCTCGTAAATCCCGTTTAGCTACGCCATCTGAAAGTACCTGGCGCATATAATTAGTGATGCCCTGAAGGTAAGACGCAGCTTCAGGGAGTGGAAGAAAGAAAAGTCGCTCCGTGAGATCAAATGTTAAATGAGACGTCATGTTGCCGATCTGCTGGCTCTCTATAGCCGGAATTATAGGTGTAGCGCTTGATGCTGGTACTGGTGCCAGTGAGGCAGTCAGGGCTGCAACAATTGCGCTGGTAGCCATTTGTTTAGCTCTGGTTTTCATTTTAACCCCATATGACTGGTTGATATGCACGCATACTCTATGATGCCAGATGATAGCCCAAAACTACACGCACTATCAAAAATGGTTATTTTGCTGCTCTTGTTGTTCCTTTTAAGGGTAAATTATACAACAAAATACACAAATGGCCCTGCGACATGAAAGAAGTGAATAAAAAATTACCAATAAAACAGCCCCTTCTTGTTAAAAAAAAGAACCTGCCGTTTGATGATGCCCTCAGACGCGCACAAACGAAGTACGCAGAAATTATCAGGCTGCTGAAAAATAACTAACGATGACATAAGCTAGCCCGGTGCGTAAGTGGCTTTATGACCAGCCTCAGTAATTCCGCTTCCTCGCCCTGACAGACTCACCGCTATGCGGTTCGCTAATCAGGGCTTGCGGCGAGCGGTACTATCTTTCATGCTTTTTCAGATACCGTGCGGCTGTTTCTGCCTTATGGGCCAGTACCTGGCGCTTTCTTTCCCACTTAGCCCGCTCTTTTTCTGCTTCCTGCTCCTTGTGCCGGCACAATATCGACGACAATTTTGTGCAACGGCAACCGTAGCGCTGTTTTACCTGTTCCGACGTCATGTTGAAGGTCACTTTCAGCCGGTAGTGATGGGGATTACCGGCTACAGGTTCCGCCCAGGCAATGACGCAATCCCCAAGATCGATAATTCCTCTTCTGTTGGGTAGCAGGTGCCTGATAATAAGTGTGTCTCCTGGCTCTGGCTGAGACGGGAGATCGGCTTCGGTTATCGGGAAATTTGCGGGACTGGATTTCAGTTTTTCCCAGCGCTCCGGCGTCAGGTCGAGTATAAAACTATGCATTTTTCCCCCTTGTGGTTTTCTGCCAGCGGGATAACAGGTTGTGCAGGGTGCGTTGGGTGCCGGATGTTTCAGATATCCGGCGTTCCTGTTTCCTGCTGTCAGTACGTTGTTCCGAATCACGAATGGCTTCGGCTTTCTTCTGCTGGTAGATGGCATCGGCGCTGGCGTAGCTGGCCGCACGTTGCAGCGCCTCTTCGTGTAGTTTTTTCCGCCAGTGTTCCGCCTGTTCTTCCGGCGTCAGATTAATAAATTCGCGGTATGCAGCTTTCACTTCCGGCCCCCACTGGGTAGCGGAAATGTCGTTAACGGCCGCTTTCATGTGCTGAATAGTGATGGTGAAGGCTTCATCTGCACTTAACCGGGGTTCACGTTTCAGGCGGTCGATGATTTCCTGCTTTTGCTGGCGGGAATATCGCCGTAAATCGTCAATATTTCGCGGAAGTTCTGTCGGCTTACTGTCGCTTTTTTCGCCGGATTTCGGGGGCTGCGTACAGTTATTGACAGAACTCCAAGGGGCCGCTTCGCGGCCTGTTAAAGGCAACCCCCCGCCCGGTGTCGGCTTCAGTTTCGGCACGATGTTGTAGCTTGCGGTGCGGGTGTAGACGATGGCTTCCTCGTCCGCGAACGGACTGTAAACCCCCTCTATTTTTGATACCGTGTCGCCATAATCATTGCCGTTTTCGGTGTGGCTGTAGTACAGGCGAACGGTGAGATCATCGCGGGCAACGAACGGCCCGCCCTGATACATGGTGTAATGTTGCCAGTCAGGCGCATCCGCCACGGCGCGAACGGCTTCGATCTCCGGGTGTAAGACCAGTTCACGATCGCCCAGGCGGCGTAATTCACGCCAGATGGTGACGGGTGCGCCGCCGATTTGCTGAAACTGGCGAATATTCCAGCGGGAGGCCCACGCCTTAACGCGTCTGGCTTCTTCCTTTAGTGGTCGCCCGGTCTCTTTGTCCACTTCACCATCAAGGCCGTGACCATCGATATTTTTCGAGATGTATTTGACGATGTAGCCTACGGCGCGGCCCCGGCTTTTATCTTCCTGAACCGCTTCAAAGCGGTAGTCTTCTGCTCCCGGTTCGTCGCCGTCTTCCTGTAAGGCATACGTGCGAAACACTGTTGTTGCTTTTTCCAGATCTTCTGGTCTGAACCACAGCACCATGTGCCAGTGTGGCGTTCCGTCATGGTGGGGCTCCACGGTACGAAAACCGAAAGTACGAATGCCCCGGCGTTGCCAGGCGGCACGAACACGCGACCAGACTTTGCAAAGATACTTTTGTGTCTTTCTGGGGCTGGCCCCGTTGTATTTGTCGTTGCGCTTCCCGTCTTTGATGCGGGTTGAATGGTACGAAGACGGGGCGGTCAGGGTGTAGAACATCCCGATAAGCCCCATTTCATCAGCGATATCCTGAAAACCTGCCGCACGGGTTTGCAGTTCCATGCGGGCAATTTTGGGGTTAGACGTGCTCGCCAGCACCTTATCGATCAGCGGCGAGCGTTCGCCGGTGTCCCTGTCTTCCAGATCCATTTTGTGCAGCCAGGCCATGTTAGCCTTTTGCTGCGCCAGCCATTCTTTCAGGCAGGGCTCCGAACATTTCGGAGAGGCCTGCTTACTGACATAACCCGCCGCAATCATTAGGTGTTCGCGCCAGCGGTCGTGAATACGCTTCAGCTTACCCAGCCACCATTTTTCCGCCTGGAGACGACCAACAGCCCGCAACGCCTCTGCGGCGTCGAGTTCTTCTTTGCTGTACTTATCCCAGCCGGGGATCGCAATATTCAGGGCGCGGGCCTTGCTGGCGATACAGCCGTAGGCGTCCAGTATGGAGAATTCCAGGTCTTCGGTCTGGCTGTACTGATAGTCGAACTGGTTTTCAAACTCCGTTTTCATGAGTCTGGAAAGCGTATACGCCATGCGTCTGAGTTTCTTTTTGTCGGCCCACGGCAGTAAATGGAAGTCGTCACGCATGGGTAACAACAGTGCGGGGAGTGCGTCACACGGGTGATACTGCACGTTGACCATCTCAACGCGGCGCAGTATGTGACGCTCAAAGGTGCCAAACAGCCACTTAACCGCGCGTTCCGGGCTTTCTCCGTCAAGTGCGGTCAGTTTCAGGGAAAAACGGCGGCGGATGATCCCCGGCAGTTGTTGCAGACGGCGGCGCAGATACTTTTCTCGCTTCTCACGCTCTCTGAGTACGGCTCTTTCCTGCTCGATCAGGCCGTGATTTGTCAGGGTGACGTTGCATAACTCCTGAAGTTCTTCATACGTGAGCGTGCGCTGCTCGCCGTCTGGTGTCCGGTATTCAAAACGCAGCGCCGGATCGCCCTGGTCGTCACCGGCGAAAGTGGTGACGGGTTCAGGGGTTATTTCGTTAGCCGCTGCGGCGTCGTAGTCCGGGCTGTTCCACGCATACGGGTAATCGGTCGTGTCCGGGGCCTTGCCCGGATACGGCGGCGGGGGTGTGGGTGCGTAGCGTCCGTGGGAGGTGGTCACTCACACACCCCGGCGTAAATACTGGAACAGGCGGCGTTGCTGTTGATATCCGCCAGTAAATCGAATTGCCGCCCCCCCCCTGGTGGTCATAGCCCAGTCGCGATAGGACTCAATGCCGTGCGTTTCTACAGAAATACATTCAATGCGACGCTCCGACTTATGCGGATCATTCGTTGACGGAAAAAACGTGGAATTACCACGGCGGGATACGGCGGCGACCAGGCGCTCCCATTCAGCAACGCGGGCGATCTCTTCCGGCCAGCGGCGAAATATTTCGGCGAGTTCGGCTTTGTTAACGTGTATGCACGGCATACAGCCAACCCGGCTACATCCCTGTTGATAAAGCGGGTTGGGCTTTATGCCGTGGCGTCTGGCGATGGCGAAAACGTCAGCATGTAGCCACTTATGGATTGGCCGGTATACGCAAAGGCCGGGCCTCCCGTCTGCGTCTTCCTCAAATTCAGGAAGGTTTTTACGGGCTGGTGATTCTTCAGCGCGTACCCCTTGCCAACTTATGACGTTGTCATATTCATCAAGAAGCGGATCGATAATCTGTTCTTTTATCGGAATGTGCTTCAGGTCGAACGTGCAGAAGCGGGCGCAGGTTGACGGGAACCGGCCTTTCCACAAACATAGATCCAGAAAAGGAATCCCGGTCGGGTGCAGTACTTCCAGCGCGCGGGAAACGGTAGTCTCTGCCTGTTCGACGGTCAGGCCGCACTCTTCAACCAGTGAAACAGGCCATTTCTTTTCAATAAATAACCGCTTATTTGCAATGCGGTTTGAGAAGTCAGCCTTAACCCGCCTTATTGTCCCCAGCCTGCTTTCCAGATAATCCAGATAGGCCATTGTTTGCGGGTGCTCATGGCCTGTATCAGCAAATACAGGGATATGAACAACGTCATTTTCAATCGCTAACAGCCATTGGGCGAGACTGTCCTTACCTCCTGAAATGGAAATAACGTTGATTGTGCTGTCTGATTTGCAACGCGGATCTGTAGTAGTCATCGCGGGAGATACTCCCTTGCGATGGCGTCAATGGCAGTATGGCGGCGGTGGTAAATGTGCTGGCAGTGATCAGCCGATATATCAAATTTTTCGCCTATTTCCCTGAATGTCAGGTTGTACTCGTCGCGTAACTGGCGAATAAGTTCTACATCGCTGTCCGGGTGTTTTGTGGAATGGTGGAAATCTCCGTATTTACGATAACTAATATTCTGTCTTCTGATTTCTTTCCAGACGGTGTTAATTGGTATCCTCAGTGCATCAGCAACTTCCCTGGCTGTCATTTTGAAATGATTAACGCGAATGAAAGAACGCTGTTCTGATGTAAGTTTTACTTTCTTACGGGTCAGGCGCCCCATATCCTGTAAAATACGTACGCGGCATTCTACCGCTTTAATACTGCGAGACTGCATGGTGGCTATTTGAGCGCTTGTCATATGCGGATACAGGTTTACCAGCAACTCGTCTTCTTCTGGTGTCCAGGCGCGAAGATGTGCCGGGCATTTCCCCGGCGTTCCCATAGGTTTCAAAGTCATCATGATGCGGCCTCCATTGCGGCGGCGAATGCCTTTCCCTCCTGGCGTGGTGCGCTTACATACCTTTCCCGGTCATCCAGTACGCCGATCACTTCTGGGGTGCTTTTGCGGCCTTTGGCGTTGGCGCTAATGGATCGTCTAACTTTCAGTTTGTGGAGATTAAACGGCGCGTAGATCTCGCGTGTCAGGGGGGTATCGCTGTTGGAAATAACGACTTTTGCGAAAGGCACTTGGTTATTTGTCAGGTACTTAACCAGATGTTCATGATCACGACGAGTAAAACGCTCACCGTTGTATTGAGTGAAATCGGCTGTTTTACTTTCCGGGATATAGGGTGGATCGCAGTAAATAACGGCGTTATCCAGTTCAGGCACGAGATAAGGATTAAGGGCCAGCCTGAAATCACAACAGATGAATTTTGTTTTTGTCTGGCGGGCTTTTAAAGCAAAGCGGCGCATTTCCTTTTCAGGGAAATATGGGGCTTTTTCGCATTTGCCAAACGGTACATTGAACTCACCTTTACTATTGGTGCGGAACAGTCCGTTGAAGGAGTGGCGGTTGAGATACAGGAACAACGCCGCCCAATAAACCCGGTCACTGACAAGCCGGGGGTAGTCTTTGATTGTGTTATAGAATTTACGACGGCTGTAATAATCCTCTTTGTCGTCGCCTACTGAGAAAAGAGCGCCAGCCCACCAAATCACCTCACCGGTGTGCCAGGTCAGGGTATGGAAAAAATTAATCAGCGCCGGGTTGCTGTCGCACAACACGTAGCGCCTGTAGTTCGTGTTCAGAAATATCGTGCCACTACCCACGAACGGCTCAATAAGGCACTCACCTTCACGGGGTAAGTGCTTAAACAGTTCCGGCAGGGCGTTATACTTACCGCCCGCCCATTTGAGCGGGGAACGGATGAAGACGGGCTTTTTCATACACCACCCCACTGACCGTATTTCTCGTATTCCTCGCGTGGCGAGGGTTCAACGCGTGGTGTGGTTTCTGGTGCTGGTTCGATACTCCCTTCAATGGCGATATTGCAGGCGCGATACTGTGCGCCATTAATCAGAAATACATAACGCTCCTCATGCGGAGTATAGATATCATCCAGGACTGATCTGTTCCAGTCGATAAGATCTTCGTGGATGCGCAATATGTCCCCGCCAGGCACAAGTTCGAATACAACCCATCTGGTGAGTTTCATGTTCATGCTGCACCTCCCTGCATCGGCAACATCAGAATGTTGGTGAAGGTGTACAGCCAGTACATTTCGTTTAACGGGTCTTTGTTGGGGTAAACGTCCCGCATGAATACGAAGAGTTCTGTGAGGGGGTGATTTTCAGGGTTAAAACCGTCCCTTATGGCGTGTTCGTCAGTTATCTGGTCACCCTTGATAACGGAAATATCGTTGATAAAGGCAACGGCAAACGGCACTGTTTCGCCGCCATCGATTTCTGTGACCAGTTCGATATTGCTCAAAGTCTGGTGGGGTTGCCTTTTCAGAAGTCCGGCAAAGTCCGATATGTGGGTAAATCTCGCACCTTTACTAAACCACATGGTTGCGTCAGCACTGTAGTCAGGAATGATTATGTTTTTAGTCAGGGTGTCGTCGTGAAAATATTCCTCTTTGTCCTCTCTGTCTGACCGGAAGCATTTAAACTGCATCATGCGCAGCGAGGCTATCTTCTGACCGCTGCGGAACGCTTCAATAAAGCGGGGTTTAAATTTCATCTGTAGCATCGTCTAATCCTCTTCACGTATTCGTTATGGTTAAGCAGTTCCCATGTCTGGCCTTCGTCCAGACTTAACAGCCGATAGCGGTACATGACGTTGATTACGCGGGCTGGCGGTACTCGTTCCAGCCGACGCACATGCGACCAGTCATCATTCAGCAGACGGTTGTATGCCACTCTTGCTGCCCGTTCCGGCTTTCCCCGTGGCTTCTTCCTGTTCTGGCGGTAGCGATCGGGGATGATTAGCTTCATTTGTTGGGGGCTAATTCCAGGTTCCTGGCCTTTACCCAGCGGTTATCCTCAAATTCGGAGTCGAAGCGGACGTAATACCGATGCTCGGTGTATGAACTGATAGAGCTACCGACTACTGTTCCGCGTTGGTCAGGGTTCGCTTTCAGGCATACGCGAGTACCTATTACGAAAGGCGTGTAACAGGCTGTGGTATCCGGGCCGCTTGCCAGGTCAACGGCAACAGCGGGGTTAGCCGCTTTCTGAAAGGCGATGAGCTGGGCGCGGAGTTCGGCGTTTTCTTTAACGAGCTGTTCGATGGCGTTAGCGGCGATGGTGTGAGGCTCAGACATTATCGCGACAAAAAAATCATCGTCGCCAGCCATTGCTTTGGCGTGCATACGCAAAAATGCCGCCCCGGCTAATGCTTTTTGGGAAAGGGTTTTATTTGGGTTAATCATTATTATTTCCTTTATTTGGGTTGTACGAATCCCGCCGCGTGAGCGGTGTTTAAATGAACCAGGTCAATTAATCAGTTATTCAGTCAGGTCGTGTAATTCCCTTAATTGTCGGGCTACTGTTTTTAAACTCCTTGCTGTTTCCATTAATTCTGCGGAGACAACCAGATATTCATGATTTGCAAGCCTCATATTGGCAATTTGTAGTGTCTCCGCTGCTTTTGTGATGATTCCGGCTGCTACAATTCTTTGCCTTGCGGTGTCGCTCATTTTGTTTTCCTTTCTTCGGTTGAATTTATTTGTTTTTTAAGTTGTGAATATTTTCGTTTTTGTCGCCATGTATCAATGAACATTAATATCCATACGGCCAGAAACATAACCAGCGCGGCCAGTGATATAACGGCTATTGATTCCGGTATAGTGAATGAATAACTAATATTCATTTTATCACTCCGTAATTCTGGCGGGCTCGGGTACGACTCCGTCAGTTAGCTGTTTCGCCATCCAGTTAAGTTCTTTCAGGTCTTTACTGGCGTTTGTGTCTTTTGAATAAAAAAGTGTGTTACGGACACTCAAAATACCGTGCTTCATAACGTCAAAATGTGTCCCTTTCTGGCGGGGATTGGCTTCATTGTCGAAGTAGTATCCCTGTAAGAACTCGTTTACCTGTTCTGCCGTGTTTTTCCTCATAACATCATCCTCGCAGTGTGAAAAAATACCGTGATTTCCCGCCCGGCTGGGTGCCGTGGGGTTGAGGGGTTACTTTCTCCCTCTATAATATTTTTTATCATCAATGTTTAACGTATAGGTTCGATACCCCGTTGTTTTTGTGTTCTCTTCGCTCCTTAATACATCATTGATAAATTTCACAAACTGATTAAATGTGATGTTAGGGTATATATTTACGTTAGCAACACAAACTTGACAGGCTATTCCTCTGCAACCTGTACGCTTTACGGCGTTTAGCTCACTCAACCGAAATAAGGCCACATCGCCAATATTTCTTTTGGTTTTTATGTGAATAAAAACATTTTTATTTTCATTTTTTATCGCGTACTCATTAGGCGCTTTTTGCGGTGCGCCTCTAAGATCTATTGTTCCAATAAAACCGCTATCGGCTTCGTCGTATTTCTTGCTGAATCTAATGGCTGATTCTGGCGCTTCGGTTGCCGGTTCTTCTTTGTAGAGCGCGTTAATCAGTCCATCCAGACAGGAAATATCGAGCGGTTCTATACCGTCAAAGTCGGTATCTTCGGCCTTGCTTATGGTGACTTGACTCAGACGGGCGAAGCCATAATTCAGTGATGCGACATTCATAAAATACGGTGACAGGTACACGCAGCCGTGCGCCAGACTGTGGAGAATACTTTGTATATCCAATTTCTCGGTATCGAAAATGAGATCGCCGCGCAACTGTGCTTTCCCGGTCTTTTCGGTGTAGTACAGGTTTTTAATCTCGCCTACAGTGAAGTCGGAATATTCATCTTCATACAGTGATTGCAAACGCAGAAGAATGATGTTGTTACCTTTGGCGTAATTACCCGCAACTACGGATAATAATTGCTCAGATATGCATCGGTTGCTGTATTTCGTTACGCCTTTAATAGCTACCTGTACATCTTCGATGGTGAGTTTCATTTTGTTACTCCGTCTGTCTGAACAGGCTTGCTCTGCCTGTGCTATCTTCGTCGTGCCCGTAGTCCTGGCAGACTCTTACGGGTGTTGTGTAACTCTTAACTACAAAAGGAACTTCATATGAATGAAGATGAAAAAATCATCAGCCTGCTGAAAGATGTATTGAGTGCTCTGGAGTCCGTACCTCAGAAAGCAGCCAGTAATACACATCCGTCTGATACAATTCGGGATCTCGCGCTGGTAATTCTTGAAGAGGCGTCCAAAAAGTATCCTTCATCAGGTTTCATCGATATTAATTACTAATCTTTCTGGCGGATTGATTCCATCAGTCCGCCTTCCTTTTGAAGCGTGGTAATGTTTTTATGTGTGCTGAACATTTCCCGGTAAACGCGTAGCAGATCGTCGTATGAAAAAGTGACCGCCACTTCACCTGCATATAAAGCAAGAGAGCATACGGGCTTGTCTTTAATTTTCTTTATGAGTTCACCAACTGTTTTATTCTCGCGAGTATCATCAAAACCAAATTTAGGCAGTTCTTCCTGATACGCGTCGATCATGGCGGCGAATATTCTGTGTAATTCACTGTATGTTGTTCTGACAGTTACAATGCGCGGTAACTCAAACGTAACGGCGATTGAGTCGTTATTGTTGGTTTCTGCCAGATTACGCAGATTATCAAGTAACGCCTTATCTTCTGTGGTGATTTTCATTTTGTGCCTCGTTAAAAAAGGTAAGTGATAATAAATTTAATGGTTGCAGCCATTAAAACCGAACCTAAACAGGCGATAGCAATAATCGCTAATATATCTATGCACAGGCCTTTTAAGTCGTACATAATTAAGACCCGTTAAAAGCGGTAATAACCAGCGCTGTTAGCCTTACGATGAAAGGCAGTAACATATAGACAAGCAAGCCGCTGTATATATAGCTATACGGTTTAGTGTTTTGCTCATGGCAATAACCTCAGCTATTAGCAATAGCATCTTTCAGCATGGCGACAAGATTCACCTCAATAGCATCTTTGGCTTTTACTTTAGGACGGATAATGATTCGGCCGTCTCGTACCATCCCCCTGCATGTGCCGACTGGTGTCCCTGTCATTTCCGCGTATTTCTCCAGGCGGACGTAGGCTGTAGGTATGTTGATGTTGATCGTTATGTTGCTCATTCTTTTTCTTCTCCCTCCTGAGTGATGATCTCAAGTCCGCGCATGAAAATTACGTGGGCCATGTTGCAGTCAGTACGAAGCTCTTTCTTTGCCAGTTCCTCTACGGTCTTACGAACTTCCGGCGTCAGACGCAGGGCGATCGGCCTGCCTTTGAAGGCACCTTTAGGCAATCGTGACTTATGAGCGTGTTGTTCTTGATTCATAGTGATATATTGTGATCCTCTATCCGTTCGTTAATAACATTGTGGTGTGAAAAAACACACCTGTCAAGGGTTATGGTGTGAAAATATCTATTGGTGTGCGTTTGAAGGAAGAAAGAGAAAGGCTAGGGCTGAGTCAGGCTGCTATGGGGGATATAGGAGGGGTTAAAAAGTGGACCCAAATCAAATATGAAAAAGGGGATAGTTCCCCGGATTCTGTTTACTTAGCGCTTTTATCCAAGTTCGGTCTTGATATTCAATATGTTGTGGTTGGTGAGCGCTCTGTGTCGGCGCTAAGTGATGATGAAAGTGAGCTTTTATCGCTTTATCGTTCTGCTCCATTGGCCGTTAAAGCAGCAGCATTGGCAGCTCTTACAGCCGGTAGTTCTGCTGCAAGTTCTGTCAACGTATCAGGTAGCGGCAACCGTATAGCGGGCAGGGATTATCACGAAAAGAAAAAGTAAGCCGTAAGAAGGATGACAGGGTATGAATTTAAACTCAGACGGGGATAAAAATAAGATTGCGGGGCGTGATTATAAAGAAAATAACGTCCAGATTGATAGTCTTGATAGCAGTCAGACAATTAACATCAATGTTCCTGCTAAGGGTACGGAAGAGCGCCCGTTAGTAAAGTCGCAACGCGCCAGCATACGGCAACTTGTAAACGCTATAGCTGAGTTTGAAAACACAGAAGCGGCACCAATTTGGGTAAAGTTGCACGCTGAACTTGGCGTAAACGGCGTGAGCGAGATATCAGGTAGTCAGTATAAGGCTGCGTTAAACTTCCTCAATGCTTTATTGGCCGACAGTAAAGAGAAAAAAGCCTGCAAACTTCTTATCGGTAAAATTCTTAAGAGGACAGGGAAGCCGAATTTACGGCATAAACTTAACGAGCATTGCAGCATTTATTATAAAACAACATTGCTGGATGAATTGAACCACAGTCAACTTGTGGAAATTTATGAATGGGTGGGCAAAAACACGCCAGTAGCTTCTCTTGATTTTACAGACGATATGACGACTTCTTTTAATAATGTCGAAATGAGTAAAACCACCAAGAGAGATCCTCTTGTTGAATTGTTAACAACTCATTCGCTGGTATTTGTAATCGTATTTGTTGCTGGTTTCGTTGTGGGTGAAATTTTCTCAAAAATATGAAACAGGGATAAATGAAATGAAAACTATTTGTTTTACAGGGTTTGATAAAACTAAAAAGTCTGAATTGATTCAAATTGCTAAAGAAAGAGGGTTTGTAATAAAAAATGACGTTACTGCGGGCTTGTCCTATTTGTGTTGTGGTGAAAATGCTGGTCCAAAAAAAATCAGTAAAGCTAAAACTATTGGTGCAGTACTTATCTCTGAAGATTCCTTTCGGGAATTAGAACTTGAAGTTGATCCAGCTTCTGTTATCGATGATGTACAGTCAGTAAAAACCTTACCTATAGCTGATGATTCATCACAAAAAATAAGTGTTTATGATGAACATCCATTACTGGATTACCTCTGGTCGGCGACTGATACGGGGAAACGTATTTCAATAATTTACCACGGAGGGAGCAATCCCGGTGTTGTTCGGGATATAATTCCCCGTTCATTGAATGAAAATTTTACTTTACAAGCAGTGGATCTGAATAGTAACGAAAGGGTTGTTAAATTATTTGCAATTGAGAATATTGAAGTTCAAGGAGTGGAGCGATTAATTATTCCTGATGCTCTTAATCCTAGAAAAAACAAGCGCGAGATAACTAGCGATTTTAACTTTAATAGTATAAGTGATATTTATTTAGCACTAAAAGATACTCTTGAAGGGATGGGGTGGCATGTAGCAACTTACGAGAAGAATGGTTCATGTGTTCGCCTTGATGTCTGTGATTATTTCAAAAATGGTAAGCCTCGCAAAAGCCCTGTTGTCACTTTATATTTTGAACCAGAAAACAAAACTCGCCCTTATGTTTGTAAATGTCGGGGAATTAGTTTAGCGAATACCTATAGCAATCTTGATCATGCAGTAGGTATGTTTCTGACGATTGCTTACGAAATCTCATTAGCAGCCAAAGATGAGGTCGAGTCATGACTGTACGCAAACTTCCTTCAGCCAAATGGCTATGTGAATGCTATCCATATGGTGCGAGTGGGAAGCGCATTCGTAGGCAGTTTGCTACGAAAGGTGAGGCGCTCTCATATGAGCGCAGATTGATGGTTCGAAGTGATATATCGATAGGTGATGATTCAAAACGGTTGTCTGAGCTTGTTGATATCTGGTACGAGATGCACGGTAAGACATTGACTACAGGTGAAGAACGGCAGACTAAGTTGAAGGCTGTTTGTGAGAGGATGAGTGATCCACTTGTTTCAGAATTTGACCGTAATATGTTTGCTGTTTACCGGAAGCGTCGGTTATCAGGTGAATGGAGTGCTAATAAGAAAAAGCCAACTAAGGAAGCTACCGTTAATCGTGAGCAGTCATATTTGCACGCTGTTTTTTCTGAGTTAAAGCGTCTTGGTGCGTGGGCCGGTGAAAATCCTCTGGAAGGTGTACGTCACTTTAAAGTCAGTGAAAGTGAGCTTTCTTTTCTGTATGAAGAAGAAATAGAGAGGCTTCTTTCGGTTTGTGATGAGTCTGGTAACGCCGATCTCGGTACTGTTGTTCGTATATGTCTGGCGACTGGTGCCAGATGGAGTGAGGCTGAAAAATTGACACAGTCTCAGGTTTTACCTGGGCGGATCACATTCACGAATACCAAGAGCAAGAAAAACAGAACCGTCCCGATTTCGGATACTATCCAGAAGCTGCTACCCAAACGTCGTGGTCGTCTCTTTTCAAACTGCTATGAAGCTTTTACTTGGGTGTTAAAGAAAGCAAAAATTGAGTTGCCGGAAGGCCAGCGAACTCACGTTCTCAGACACACGTTTGCAAGCCACTTTATGATGAATGGGGGGAATATTCTGGTGTTACAGCAGATACTAGGACACAGTACAATTTTGATGACAATGCGATACGCACACTTTGCCCCAGACCATCTTGAAGCGGCGGTAACGCTCAATCCATTGGATCGCATTTACAGTAAAAATAGTGGCGATAAAAACGCACTATAG